CACGGCCGGCGTGGACGACTTCGTCATGGCCTACGGCCTGAAGGAGGCGATCCAGATTACCAACATCGACGACGCCGACGCGACGCAGCCCAACGAGGTGCGGCTGATGATGGCGATCCAGGACGCGAACGCGCTGATCGACTCCTACATCAACCAGTCCACCAAGGCCGGCAAGCTCCTCGTGAGCTCCAACCGCCGCCGGACCTCGCTGATCATCGCCAGGTACTACCTCGACACGGTCCGCCGCCGCGAGGACGTCCTCAAGGACTACGAGCGCTGCATCAAGGAGCTCGAGGCCGCCACGACCTACAACATGGCCGTGCGCCCGGACTCCGAGATGGCGATCAACTCGCTGGCCGGCCTGCTCCGGTCCTGGCGCGTGCCGCAGTACTACAACGGCGTCAGCGGCAAGGGCCTCAGCGGCTGGTGGACCGACTCCGCCGGGGATCTCACGAGGGACTGGCGCTACAACCGGATCAACGCCGAGGTCAACAACAACGACCAGAACTGGCGCGCCTCGTCCACCAACGAGGGCCGCACGCCTCAGCAGCCCGCGGACGACGCGGCGACGATCGTGTCCGGCAACTCCCAGACCTCCTGACGCAAGATGGCACTCAACTTCCCGTCCAGCCCCACCAACGGCCAGATCTACACTGTCGGCGACCAGTCGTGGCGGTGGGACTCGTCGATCACCAGCTGGATAGCGATCTCCGCGGCCGACGCCGTCGGACCCGTCTACATCGGCTCCCTGCCGCCCACTGCCCCAGTCGAAGGGGCCCTGTGGTGGAACTCGAACCTCGGCCAGCTGTTCATCCGCTACGTGGACGCCGACGGCGCCCAGTGGGTCAGCGCGACCGTGGCACCGCCCGTGGCCAACCTGGACTCCGACGCCGTCGTCGACGCGCTGGTGAGCGAGCTCACGCAGTACTCCGACCAGGCCGCGGCGCTCGCGGGCGGCGTGCCGATGGGCGGTCTATACAGGGTCGCCGGCAGCGGCGTGGCCTGCATCCGAGCAGTGGTGTGACGGGAGGCCGGCGATGACCCTCGCGACGATCCAGAACCTACGAACGTTCAACGCGGGAGAGCACCCGACCGACCTAGAGCCGGGGCAGATCGCCTTCAACCTCTCGCAGGGCAATTTCGACCTGGCGAACAACAACGCCAACATCTACATGTACGTCGGCAACCAGTCCGACCTTCGCCTGGACGAGGGTGGGGCCGTACTGGTCGAGGGCGGCACCCCGGGCAAGGGGTGGGTCCGCTACGGGCTCCGCAGCGTGCGAGTCGACGGCGACACCATGTCGGGCAACCTGAATATGGTGGGCGCTAGCGTAAATATAAGTAGATCCGCGACCGACTACGCAGAGCTCATCGTGCCCAAGGTCGTCGACTCCCCCGCGAGCGGGAGCGCGGCCGGGTCGGTGCGTTGGAACCCGACTGCCGCCAAGCTGCAGGCCTGGGACGGCACGAAGTGGGACAACACCTCGAGGGTGTTCGTCGGTGACACGGCTCCGGCCAATCCCTCCAACGGGGACATGTGGCTGACGGTGAACCCGGTGCCCAACTTCTACATCTACGTCGTGCCGCCCAGCGGGCCGGCGTCATGGGTCTCCGCCACTAGCGGCGGCGGCGTCACGGCGCTCCAGCCGGGGAACGGCGTGACCGCGAACGCCTCCAACGAGATTGACATCATCGACCAAGGACCCTTCTAACAAGCCATGGCAGTCAAGATTCAACACCTTCGCTCGGACGTAGCGAGCAAGAGGCCAACGGCCGCCGGCTTGCTGGCGGGCGAGGTCGCACTCAACATCGACAGCGGGACCCCCGGGGCCTTCTTCAAGGACGAGAGCAACAACATCATTAAACTCGGCCCGACCGAGGTGGGCAGCTCGGCGCCGAACGCCACGCCCGCGTCGGGCGGCTCGGCCGGCAACACGACCGGCGAGTTCTGGTACGACACCGCCAACACAGGCGGCAACAGCCAGGCCGCGCTGAAGATCTACAATGGCACCGCCTTCGCGTACGTCGGCAAGGTGACGATCGGCAGCACGAGCGTCGAGCTCGGCGCCGCGGCCACCACGACCATCAGCGGCCTGAACACGCTGACCTCTGCGAGCCTCAACGCGACGTCCGACATCGACCTGGAGAACCAGGCGGACCTGCGCTTCTTCGAGGCCACCGCCAACGGCTCGAACTACGTCGGGTTCCAGGCCCCCGCGAGCATCGCCGGCGACGTCCTCTGGACCCTCCCGGCCGCGGACGGCTCCGCCGACCAGGTCCTGTCGACCAACGGAGCCGGCGTCCTGAGTTGGCAGGAGGCCCGCACCAACGACATCAGCCAGGGCAACAGCTCGGTGACGGTCACCGACACCGGCGCCAACGGCAACATCGCGTTCGTGACCGAGGGCACGACCGCCTGGAACATCAACAGCAGCGGGCACCTGGTCCCCGGCTCTGACTCCACGTTCAACATCGGGGCCAGCGGCACCGAGGTCGCCAACGCATACATCGACAACGTCTACCTGACGAGCCTCACGGCCTCGGGCACCCTGACGCTGAACGGCGACGTCGACCTGGGTAATGCGACCTCAGACACCGTGACCTTCACGGGCCGGGTCGACTCGGCGATCAATCCATCGTCCGATAATGCTCAAACGCTCGGCACCGCGGCCCTGCGCTGGAGCGAAGTCCGCGCCGTTACTCTCTACGGAACCGTCAACGAGGTCACCGTCGTCAAGTCGATCACCGGCGACACGGGCACCGCGACGCCGACGTCCCAGACCTTCCAGATCTCCGGCGGCACCGGCCTGACGTCAACGGCCGGCAGCACGACCGTCACGATCAACCTGGACAACACCGCCGTCACCCCGGCGGCCTACGGCTCGGCCTCGTCCGTCGCGACCTTCACGGTCGACGCCCAGGGCAGGCTGACCGCCGCGGCCAACGCGACGATCGACATCCTGCACACGCAGGTCTCCGACTTCGACGCCGGCGTCCAGACGAACCGCCTCGACCAGATGGCGGCCCCGACCGCATCGGTCTCGCTGAACAGCCAGAAGATCACCAACCTGGCCGACCCGGCGTCCGCGCAGGACGCCGCGACGAAGAACTACGTCGACCAGGTCGCCCAGGGTCTCGACGTCAAGGCCTCGGTCCGCGCGGCCACCACGGCCAACATCACGCTGAGCGGCACCCAGACGGTCGACGGCGTGGCCCTTTCCGTCGACGATCGCGTGCTGGTGAAGAACCAGAGCACGCAGTCCGGGAACGGCATCTACCTCGTGAAGGCCGGCGCGTGGGCGCGCTCCAGCGACGCCGACACGTGGGACGAGCTCGTCTCCGCGTTCGTGTTCGTCGAGAGCGGCTCGTCCAACGCCGACAACGGCTACGTCTGCACGGTCGACCCGGGCGGCACGCTGGGCACGACGGCCGTGACCTGGGACCAGTTCTCCGGCGCGGGCCAGATCACCGCGGGCAACGGCCTGTCGAAGACCGGCAACACGCTCGACGTCAACGTCGACAGCGTCACGCTGGACATCGTCTCCGACAACCTCCAGATCAAGTCGACCTATGTCGGCCAGAGCAGCATCACGACTCTCGGCACGATCACGACCGGCACCTGGAACGGCACGATCGTCGGGACGACCTACGGCGGAACCGGAGCGAACGGCTCCAGCGTCGCGGCCTCCCGCGCTCTGATGGCTCCCAACGGCTCGTCCGGCGCGGTGACCTACCGCGAGATCCTCACCAGCGACATCGCCCCGGTCACGGGAGGCAGCTTCGACGCCGGGACGTACTGACGGGCCGGAGCACTTACAATCTGGGTAAGTCACGGGGGAGCTAAATAGCTCCCTCTTTTCGTAAGCCCCTACATAGGGCCAAGCATGGCAGTAAACTTCCTGCTGAAGAGGTCGTCGGTGGCGAACAAGCGCCCGACGGCAGCCCAGCTAGACATAGGCGAGCTCTCGCTGAACTACGACCAGGGTACTCCGGGTCTCTTCTTCGAGGACGACGCCGGCAACGTGCGCAAGATCGGGCCCACCGAGGTGGGCGGCACGGCGCCGAACGTCTCCCCGGCCGGGCAGTCCGGCAATAGTATTGGTGAAATGTGGCTCGACAACTCGGGCACGCATCTGCTAAAAATCTGGGACGGGTCAGCCTGGTACGTGGCGGGAGCCACAACGATCGGTTCCACCGCGATCAGCCTCGGCTCCTCGTCGACGACGCTCACCGGCCTGACGTCGGTCACGTCGACGAACTACACGGTCTCGACCGCGATCGACCTGTCGAACCAGGCTGATCTGCGATTTTACGAGGCGACGGCGAACGGGGCCAACTACGTCGGATTCCAGGCCCCAGCCTCGATCGGCTCCGACGTCCTGTGGACGCTCCCGGCCACGGACGGGACATCCGGCCAAGTCTTAAAGACCGATGGCTCCGGGGCCCTGGGCTGGGTGAGTCCGGGTGCCGCCTCAGCTGGTGGCTCGAACACACAGGTTCAGTACAACAGCAGCGGGACCCTGGCCGGCTCGGCCAACTTCACCTTCGACGGGTCCAACGTCCAGATCGGCTCCCAGGGGGATCTGAGGCTAGCTGATTCGGACTCATCCCACTACGTGGCTCTGCAAGCGCCGGCTACCGTCACTTCCAGTATCACATTCACGCTGCCGGGGACTGACGGGACAAACGGGCAGGCCCTCATCACCAACGGCAGCGGCGTACTAAGCTTCACAGACGTCAGCAGCGATGTAGCGTATAGCAAGAAGGTCATCACCGCCTCGACGACTCTGTTCAGCGGGTACTACGCGGTCAGCTTCTATGAGGTAGACATAGACGCGGGGGTAATCGTTACGATCCCCGTTGATACAACCTGGACGGTCGACAACTTGGCTGACACAGGCGGCGGCGGCGGTGGAACCAGCACCGCTCTCACGGTCCAAGCATGGCTCGGAAGCCTCTAACCCTCTAAGAACATGGCAGTGGGAACACTCCGCGCGGACACCATCGAGAGCACCGCCGGCCTTACGCTCACTCAGAGCGGCACAGGTAAAACCATAACACTCGCGGGTAACTTCACGACGTCCGGCGCCTACGCGTGCACCCTCACGCTGACCGCCGCGACTAACGTGACCCTCCCGACAAGCGGCACCCTGGCCACTACAGCCCAGGTCTCCAGCACGGCCAAGGCCACCGCGATCGGCCTCGACTTCATCTTCGGATTCTGACGCGATGCCCACACAGGTACAGTTCAGGCGCGGCACCACCTCCGAGAACCTCGCCTTCGCGGGTGCTCCGGGGGAGGTCACCGTCGACACCACCCTCAACACGATCAGGGTGCACAACGGCGCGACGGCCGGGGGCTTCGAGCTGGCCTCTTGCGTGGCCACGCAGACCCTGTCCAACAAGGTGCTGCAGAGCCCGCTGATGTACACCCCGTCCGTCACCGGTGACGGGATGAACTTCCAGGGCTCGACCAGCGGAGTCATGCGCCTCAAGGCCCAGGCCGTGACGAGCACCGCGGTGACGCTCCTGCCCGCTGACGGCGGCACGCTGCTGTCGACCGGATCGGTCGGGCTCGTGACGAGCTCGATGATCCAGGACCAGACGATCGTCAACGATGACATCAGCCTGACCGCCGCCATCGCCTCGTCGAAGATCAACTTCAACAGCGACGTCCTGCCAGCGACCGACAACGCGTTCAACCTGGGCTCGCCGGCGAAGAGGTTCGCCAACGTCTACACGGGCGACCTCCACCTCCGGAACGAGCGCGGCGACTGGACGATCGTGGAGGAGGAGAGCGCGCTCACGATCCGCAACAACAAGACCGGCAAGCGCTACGAATTCATGCTCAAGGAGATCGAGGACTGATGGCGAACCGATTCCCCCTCACGCTGGACCCCCAGGCCCAGCAGATCCGTGAGATCTCGGTCGGAGACAGCCTCGACCTGACCGGCAACACCCTGTCGTCCGACCTGATCCCGCTCGCCGGCAACACCTACAGCCTCGGCGGCCTCGGGTTCCAGTGGCTGGACATGCACGCCCAGAACATCTACGGGATGCTCCAGACCGGCTCCCAGCCCGTCATCTTCGAGGTCGGCACGATCAGCGCTGGCCAGTGGCAGGGCAGCGTCGTCGACACGCAGTACGGCGGGACCGGCGGGGCGATCGTGCCGGCGGCCGGCGGAGTCGTGTACTCGACCGCGTCGCAGCTGAGCGTGGCGCCGGCCGGCGCGGGCGGGCAGGTCCTGCGGTCCAACGGCATCTCCGCTCCTTCCTGGACTAGCTCGCTAAACCTAACCGACCTGACGATCTCGTCCTCGCTCGACATGCTCGACCGGCAGTCGATCAGGTTCTACGAGGGCGGCGGCGGCCCGAACTACGTCGCGCTCCGCGCGCCGCTGACGCTCGCCGGCGACTACACGCTCAACCTCCCCGCCTCTGACGGCACCTCGGGGCAGGTGCTGGTGACCGATGGCTCCGGCAATCTCGGGTGGGCGGGCAATGCCGGCTCCTTCATTGCGGAGGGCGATTCTGAGGTGCGGGTCTCGGACCCGTCCTCGGCTCCGAGCGGGATGATCAGTTTTAAGACCGACGGGGTCACGCGCTGGGAGTTCATAACCTCGGGGGACCTGATCCCGTCGACCGCTAGCGTCTACGACATAGGGCAGCCCGCCCAAAGGGTGTCCAACGTGTACGCCGACAGCTTTATCGGCACCCTGCTGACGGCCTCGCAGACCAATATCACGACCCTCGGCACGATCACCGGGGGCACCTGGCAAGCAGGCATCATCGACCCGCTGTATGGCGGGACCGGGGTAGCTAACCCCTCGGGACGGACGATCACCCTCGGCGGCTCGATCGTCACCTCCAGCGCTTTCCAGACCTCCGGGAACTTCGGGATCACCCTGACGGCGACCGGCGCGACTAACGTCACGCTCCCCACGAGCGGCACGCTCGTGTCCTCGTCGGTGACCTCGCTGACGAGCCTCCAGACCGTGGGCACGCTACTCTCCCTCACGGTCAGCGGCAGCGCGAACTTCCAGGCTGATACGACGATCGGCTCATCACCGGCGAACACCCTGACGCTGAACTCGAGGGTTGGCACGGACATCGTACCCAGCGCGGACAACACCAAGGATCTAGGTGCGGCTGGCTACCGCTTCGCCGAGGTCTACGGGGCGCTCGCCTACATCAACGAGGTGCGTCTGCCCGACCAGGGCGTCGTGAAATTCTACGAGGACGACACGCAGGGCTCCGACTACGTTGGCTTCCAGGCCGGCTCCAACCTGACGAGCACCGTCGTCTGGACCCTCCCCAACGGCGATGGCAACGCCGGCACGGTGCTCAAGACCGACGGGGTTGGCGTCCTCACGTTCTCCAACTCCACCCGCGATTGGCTGCCCGAGGCCGACAACACGTACAACCTGGGCAGCGCCACCAACCGCTGGGCCAACGTGTACACCGGCGACCTCCACCTCAAGAACGACAGGGGCGACTGGACCCTGATCGAGGAGGAGGACGCCCTGACGATCAGGAACAATAAGACCGGCAAGGTGTTCAACATCATGATGACCCCGAGGGAGGCCTGATGCTACTCGACTCCATCACGCGGATCGAGCAGTTCATGACGAACGCGCTCCTGTCCTCGCCGCTCGTGCCGCTTGGGGTCAACGTCGTCCGCCTGGCCGACGTCTCTGACGAGGAGGGCATCCTCCAGATGGTCAACTCGATGGTCGTGCGCTACACGGACTCGAGCGTGAACGTCGTGAGCAGGGCGCCGCTGGCGATGGAACGCAGCCTGAACTTCGAGATCAATATCGCCTGCCAGAGCTACCTGAGCAACTCGGGGCACGACTTCGCCGTGCAGCTGCTGGCGGCGGCGCACGAGACGCTGATCAACCAGGTCCCGTGTGCGACCGGCCTCGAGGTGCTCGAGCCGTTCGTGATGACGAGCGAGCAGTTCACCGGCCTCACCGACTCGACGCACTACACCTACACGCAGCGCTGGACGAACACGATCCAGGACTACTACCGCGGCATCGCCCTCGACCCGTGCGTCGCGAAGGGCAACTGCAGTAAGCTATTCCCGGCGAACCTGACCCAGCGGCTGCTCCCGGGGGAATTCCTGGCCGACGGGCGCATCACGGCGCCGGTGCTTCCGCCGCCGAACGAGTCGATCAGCTACGACAAGGACTACGCCGGCGTCGAGCTCAACGAGTCCGGCGACCTCGTCTACAAGTGGGACCCGGAGAAGGTGTTCATGACGGCGGGCGAGGTCGCCAACTGCGAGATCGTCTACACCGGCACCACCGACGAGTCCGGCCAGTTCTACATCTTCAACCTCAGGTGCGGCGGGGAGTTCGTGCGGTTCTTCTTCGGCGCGGACACGGGCAAGCGAATCATGCAGCTCCCCGGCACGCTGTACAGGTCGCCGAACCAGCGGGTCTCGCTCGAGCGCGTGTCGGAGCCGGGGGAGGGCATCGTCCCGATCAAGCAGATGCCGCGGAACGGCTACGGCTATGTAGTGGCGACCAAGACCTACATCTACAAGGACCCGACAGATACCGACGCCATCGCGATCCTCGTCGCGAACGGCGACCTGTTCCCCACCGAGGAGGGCACCGTACTCAGCACGGGCTCCGCATCGTATTATCGCATCGGTGGCACACCGATCGGGCAGGCGTGGATCGACGTCAGGGACTTCAGGTTGCTCAACCCGCGCGAGTACCTGCCGCAGATCGACCGGGACGGCCCGGAGATCTCCGAGTAGGGTAAGAGCCGTCGATGAGGACTGTTGCGCTAGTGGATCTGTCAGATCTCAGCAGCGAGGTGGACCCCAGGCGCTACAGGCGCATGCGGCGGACGCACATCAACATGCTGGCGTCGGAGGTCCCCGAGTCGTTCCTCCTCCGCTTCGAGAGCGAGGAGACGGCGCTCGAGGAGCTGCTCGACGCCATCTACGGTACAATGGAGGCCGAGGACGATGAACAACGGGCGTGACATCCTCTGGAAGGAGTACTACGCCGCGGTGAAGGCCGGCAACGCCGACCGGGCCGCGCTGATCCTCAGGAAACTACACTCCGGCCCGACCCAGTCCCACGGGTCGGCGTACTCGCCCAACGGGGCGGTCCAGCCGGGCGGATGCAAACGATGCAGGAGGTCGATGTGACAGAGGGACGCAACGAGCGGATCGTCGAGCAGAAGAGCAAGCTCGCGGAAAAAGTCCTCAAGGTGGCCGAGCAGGCACTCGGGGACATCGAGGCCACGATGGGCGAGGCGCCCATCCGCGACCTGATCAGCATCTTCAACAGCTCGATCAAGGTCCACCGCGACCTGATGAGCGACATCGTCGCCATCCAGGAGATCGAGACCAAGGCCGAGAAGGAGCTGGCGAAGGACCGGGAGTACACCTCCAAGGTCGACGACCTGCTCAAGAAGCTGGGCCAGGGCAAGCAGGAATGAGGCCCATCATCACCCACGCGTCGCAGCTGGAGGAGCACTCGAGCTGGCGCGTGTACAAGCGCGGCCTGCGCGAGCTCGAGCTCATGGAGGCGCCTAAGAGCGTGCTGCAGGAGTTCAGGTTCCGCGCGGCGCGCTCTTGCTTTCTGGCGTTCGCCGACATCATGCTCGACGGCAAGCTCCAGGTCGCCGACTTCCACGAGATCATCGGGTCGGCGTTCGAGGACGTGGCCCAGCTCAGGTACCAGAGGCTGATCGTCAGCTGCGCGCCGCGATCCGGCAAGTCGATGCTCGCGCAGCTGTTCGTCGCGTGGCTCCTCGGCCACGACGAGCAGACGCAGCACATCATCGCGTCGTACGGCCAGCAGCTGTCGAACAAGTTCAACCGCGGGATCAACGGCTATCTGCGGCACAAGAACTTCGTCAGGATCTTCCCGGAGTGGTCCGGCTTCCACGCGGACTCGAAGTACGACATGAAGGGCGGCGGGTACATCCTCGCGACGTCCGTCGGCGGGGTGCTGACCGGCTTCACCGCCGGCACGCCGCACGAGGACAGCCCGGGCGTCGGCGCGATGGTGATCGACGACCCGCTGAAGGGATCGGACTCCCGCGCCGCGTTCGAGGAGCTCGAGGACTGGTGGGGCGAGCAGGCCTCCACCCGGCGCACCAACCGCTGGGCCCAGCTGATCATCGGCACCCGGTTCGGCGAGAAGGACCTCCACGGCATCCTGATGGACGGCGACGGCCTGTGGGACCCGGAGGACAACCCGCGCGGGTGGCGGTGGGTGAACATCGAGGCCCTCTGCGAGAACGAGGCCACGGACCTCCTCGGCAGGCGCAACGGCGAGTCGCACTGGCCCGGCAACGGGACGTTCACGGTCGACATGCTCCTCTCGCAGAAGAGGATCATGGGCTCCGACAAGTTCTCGGCGCTCTACCAGGGCAGGCCCGCGGCGCAGGAGGGCTCGATCGTCAAGGCGGGTTGGATCAGCGTGAGGGCGCCCGGGGACTGCCCGGAGTTCGACGTCACCTACCTGTCGCTCGACACGGCGTTCTCCGAGAAGCAGAGCGCGGACGAGAGCGTGATCGCCGTGATGGGCTACTCGCGGGCCGACAAGGACAGCATCTACGTGCGCGAGATCATCAGCGGGCGGTGGGGCTTCCCTGACCTGCTGGCGATGCTCGAGCAGACCAGGAAGTACTACGGCGCGAGATTCCTCACGATCGAGCAGGCGGCCAGCGGCCAGTCGCTGATCCAGATGCTCGAGAGGGAGAGCAAGATCCACATCCACGGCTTCAAGCCGCTCAGGTCCAAGACGATACGCCTCCAGACCGTGTCGCCCCTGTGGGAGGCCGGCAGGGTGCACCTCGTCGAGGGCGCGTGGACGCAGGACTTCATCAAGGAGCTCACGGCCTTCCCGTTCGTGCCGCACGACGACCGGACCGACGCGGTCGTCTGGGGGCTCACGTACTACATGTTCCACCTCGACGGCGGCACCTCTGGCGACACGCTCCAGGCGATCGTCGGGGCGAGGGGCAAGTCGGCGGGCAGGGGGCACGTGACGCGGGACTTCTCCGAGCTGAAGGGCGGCAAGCGCGAGCTGCTGTCGTACGGCGAGAGGTCGCTGTACTTCGGGAAGGGCGGCAAGCGCGGCGGGCTTACGTTCGACACCGGCATGGACTAGCCGCCGGGTAAGACCGCCGCTGGACTCCGAACAGGGGAGCCATGTATGGCACAGACCAAGGGGGTGATCCGCATGATCGCCTAGAGTTCGTCCTAGTCGAATCTCGAACCTTTGTCGCGAACAACCTAATGCCAACCGCAAGAGAGAAACGCAAAGTACGGCGCCAGATGGAAGACGTCGTCCACCGCGAGCGCGGTATGGACCTCACCCCCTTCAGGGCTATGACCTGGAGGCAGGACGAGTTCTGGAACACGATGGGCAAGAACGCCGTCACGCTGGCCCACGGCCACGCCGGCACCGGGAAGACCCTCCTGGCCCTGTGGAAAGGAATGACGCTCGTCCAGCAGGGGGAGGTGGAGAGAGTGGTCTACATCCGGAGCGATGTGGGCGTGGAATTCCAACGTGGCCGGGGCGCGCTGCCCGGCGACTTCAACGAGAAGGTGAGGCCGCTGCTCGGCCCGGTGCTCGACAACCTGCCCGTCATGATGCGCAACCAGGGCGCCGCGGACTACGTGATCTCGAAGGGGATCATCGAGCCCGTGCTGCTCGAGGACGTCCGCGGGAGGTCCTTCAACGACTGCTTCATCGTGGTCGACGAGGCGCAGAACATGCTCCCGTCCCACGTCAAGACGTGCCTGACCCGGCTGGGGCAGGAGTCGCGGATGGCGATCGTTGGGGACACCAAGCAGTCCGACCTGGAGGTGTTCCGCCGGGACAACGGGCTGCTCGACGCCGTGTACCGCCTCAGGGACATGCGCGACGTTGGCATCGTCCAGTTCGAGAAGGAGGACATAGTGAGAAACTCGGTGATCGCGCACATCCTCGACAGATACGATGACTAGGGCCGACAGGTACACAACCGCGTTCGGCGACGGGTCCCGGGAGGTTCTCGGGGCCCTTTTCGACTTCGCCGCGTGCGAGAGGGCCGACGGGTCCCGCTACGGGATCGCCGACGGCAGGCAGTGCAGGAAGGGCCGCGAGGTCGACATCGAGGGGGCCGAGTGGGAGTACCTCACGAAGGGTAACTACGGGGCCGTCGAGATCGACCGCAAGCAGGGGCTGATCCGCAAGACCAACGTGCCCGGCCGCAGCTTCGGCGAGCACGAGGCCGAGCTGCAGAAGATCATGGGCGACGCGGGCCACAGCCCCAAGCTCCACAGGGCCTCCGACAGCGAGATCGTCATGGACCTGGCGCCCGGGCGGACGATCTGGAAGGACTACAGGCCGTCCGAGGGCGAGAAGGGCGTGAGGTTCAACGAGGCGCAGGCCACGGCGGCGGCGAAGGCCGTGCTGTTCCTGCACCGCAAGGGCTTCTACCACGGCGACATGCACAGCCTGCAGTGGATGGTCGACGGCGACAGGCCGATGCTGATCGACTTCGGGCTGAGCGGCCGGACGTCCGGCGACCCGAGGAGGGCGCTGCAGGACTGGACCAAGGGCGCGCAATTCATGAACCTGGACGCCGTCGGCGGCGAGGGCGGCAGGCGCGTCCGGGACTACGTCGAGCGGTACGGGGAGGCCGGGGCGTCGAAGCCGGCGAAGGACCGGCAGGCCAAGCAGGAGCAGGTCGCCAGGGAGTACCTGGACTGGGTCGGCTCGCCCGGGTAAACCCTACGAGGCGGGCTCCCGTCCCGCGTTAAAGCAGACGACCATGAGAAAGGATCGCTTCACCGACGAGGCGCTGCGCAACGCGCGGGCGCTCGCCGAATTAAAGATGCAGGACTCGGAGCAGTTCTCCGAGGCTTACGACTTCGCCCGCTGCCAGCGCCCGGACGGCAGCTTTTACGGCACCAGCGGCCAGTGCCGCAAGGGCACCGAGGCCGGCGCGGCGCCCCCGCGCGAGGGCACCGGCGCGCGCGGTGGTCGGGTCGCAGCCGAGAAGGCCAAGGCCGAGGGCAAGAAGGGTGTGGAGATCCGCAAGGCGCGGCGTGAGGGCACCAAGGCCGCGGTAGAGGCTGCCCGCGCGGCGGGAGGCGCCAAGACGTCGGCCAAGAATGCTCGCGCGCGCATGCTCAAGGACGAGCTGAGCAAGATCAGGGACAGACTCAAGGGCAAGTCCCCCGAGGAGATCAACAAAGCCCTAGCCGCCGCCCTCGAGCGCGCGAGCGCGCGCGCCGCGGCCGGAGAGGGCAAAGCTGCCAAGAAGGCCCCAGTCAGGGTGGGCAAGACCGGCGAGCGCGCCGAAAATGTGAGATCCAGGGCCCAGGAGGCCTACAATAAGGCGCGCGCGATCGGCAAGAGGGAGGCCGAGGCCGTCGCCAGGCTGAGGAAGGACCCGCAGAACAAGGACCTCCTCCGCCAGGTGCAGATGCTCCGTACCGAGCGGGCGAACGAGGACGCCAGGTACAACAGCCTCACCAAGAAGGCCAAGAAGCTCGAGAGGGAGCAAGGCAAGGCCCCGATCATCAAGGAACGCGCCGAGCGGACCGAGACGGCGAAGATGGGCCGCACGGCGAGCCAGCTGACGCCGAAGGAGCAGGCCGCCCGGGCCGAGCGCCAGAAGGCGAACGAGGCCAACCGCCAGGCCCAGGCGGGCGCGGCCGGTGCGGCGAGACGGGCGGGCTCTGACGCTAAGCGCGAGGAGCGCCGCCAGCGCGACAACGAGCTCCGCGGGATGATCCGCGACAAGATGGCCGACCAGAGGGGCCGCAAGGGCGAGCTCGACAGGCTCGAGCGGGCGTACAAGGACCAGGCCAGGAAGGTCAAGGCCGAGCCCACCAAGGAGGGCAAGGCCCGCCTTAAGGAGGTCGCGCGCCAGCTCCGCGAGCGGGAGCGCTTCTTCAATCGCGGCGAGCGCGAGCTCGAGAAGATGGGCCGCGAGCGCATGCGCATCGCCCAGCAGAACGAGCGCGAGCGCATGACCCCTGCCCAGCGCGCCGAGGCGGCACGCGTCCGCAAGATCATCAAGGAGCGCGGCTGACATGGCGCGAGTCCACGACAGCATCTTCGACAACTTCAGCGAGGAGGCGCTCGAGGCGCTGGACTTCGCCCGCTGCCAGCGGGCCGACGGCTCGTTCTACGGGACGTCGGGCCAGTGCCGCAAGGGCAAGGAGGCGGGCGACAAGCCGGCCGAGCAGACGAGGGCCAAGGCGACGAAGTCCGGCGGAGTGAGCAACGAGCAGGCGATGAAGCTCCGCGCCTCCCTCACCAAGCAGATCGGCGACGCCGCGAAGTCGGGCGATCTGGGCAAGACCAACAACCTGATGCAAGCCCTCGCGGCCGTCGAAGGCCAGCTCAAGGCCAGGGGCGTCAATCTTTCCGGCGGCGGGGCAATGGCCGACGCCAAGGCCGACCGGATGTCCGTGCTCAAAGAGCGAATCGCCGCCGCCAAGGCGTCCGGCGACAAGAAGAAGCTGAAAGATCTACGGAACGAACTCCAGGGCCTGCAACGCAACGCGAAGGTCGAGGCCGAAGCCCGGCGCACCGGCCGGACGTTCGACGACGTGGCCCGCGAGCGAGCCGCCAGGGCGGACGCCAAGATCAAGGCACGCATCGCGGCCAGGTATCCCCGGATGTTCGCAAACAAGCCAGGGGCGGCCAAGGGCGGCGCAATGGCCGACGCCAAGGCCGGCGAGCGCGAGGTCGCCCGCGGCGAGAAGTTCATCGGCCGCGCCCGCGCCGCGATGAAGAGGCTCTCCAACGAGCGCAACGTCGCCCAGATGCGCCTGCAGATCGGCCGCGTGAACCAGATCGACGAGGCCATGAAGCGCCTCAGGAAGAAGGCCGAGCAGGTCGGCGGGCGGCTCGACGAGCTGACCGGCACCAAGGGCCAGGGCAAGTACTACGTGAGCTGATGAACAACTTCGGACGCATCAACCCAGAGGCCCTCGAGTGGGCCGAGAACCCGGAGTGGGCCGAGAAGTACGGGGACATCGACTTCCGCCCGCCCCAGTCCGTCGCGGACGCGGCGGCCCGCGGGCTCGAGCTGCGCAAGAAGACCGGCCGCGGCGGCTTCAGCACGAAGCAGGCGGCCGAGGAGGGCGTCGGCTCCGGCGTCCAGCGCGCCGCGTCGCTGAAGAACCGCCAGAGCCTGTCCCCCGCTACGATAGGGCGCATGGTGAGCTTTTTCGCCCGCCACTCCGCGTACAAGAAGAACCACACGATGAGCCCCCCGTCCAACAGCCTCATCTCCTGGCTGCTCTGGGGCGGCGACCCGGGCAGGGCCTGGGCCGAGAAGGTCAAGGCGCAGATGGACCGTGCGGATGAAAAATGAAGCGCACCCACCTAATCTTTTCGGAGGACGCCCTCGCGGTGCTCGACTTCGCGCGGTGCCAGCGTGCGGACGGCTCGTACTACGGGACCGGCGGCCAGTGCAGGAAGGGTAAGGAGGTCGGCCCGCGCGAGATGAAGATCCTCAGGGACGCCGCCGCCAAGGGCAACAAGAAGGCCCAGATAGCTCTCGAGGTGGTCGAGGGGCGGAAGAGCAAGGAGGACGCCATCAAGGAGCTCCGGGCCATCAACGCCAAGCCGGCCGCGGCGCCAGCCGCCCCCAAGGAGGAGGCGCCCAAGAAGGAGGAGCCGGCGAAGCCCGCCAAGATCGAACTGTCCATGGACGGCCTCAAGGGCGCGCCGGACGGCTCGGAGGTACAGGTCGGCGACGATACCTACGTCAAGAAGGACGGGAAATACTTCTGGAAGAAGGCCGACGGGACGCTCGGCGGCCTCGACTACAGCCCCAAGGAGATCTACGAGGAGGCGGCCCTGAAGGGCGTGGCCGTCAAGCCGGGAGGGGGCGACCCTAGGTCGCTGGCCGGCCGGTACGAGAGCGCCAAGACCCTGGGCGAGGGCGGCTTCGCGCAGGTCCGCCGCACGGAGGACGGCACCGTCATCAAGAAGGGCGAGCTCGGGCCCGAGGAGGTCGCGGCCCAGAAGAAGCTCGAGGGCGTGGACGGCGTCCCCAAGATCAAGGGCAACGAGGGCAACCTCATCGAGATGGAACTCGCCAGGGGCAGGGCGATCATGGATACCGACCTGCTGTATGACGGCCCGAGCAAGGCGTCAGCCAAGGCGGCGGACGAGCTGGTCCGGCTGAACCGCGACATGCACAAGCGCGGCGTGAGCCACGGCGACCAGCACGACGGCAACTTCTTCTACGACAGCGCGACGGGCAAGGGCGGCCTGATCGACTTCGGTATGGCCAAGACGTCGCCGGTGTCGGCGCTGCAGGAGGGCCTCACCCTCGGCTCGAGCGGGGACTTCAAGAGCGGCAGCATGCTGTCGGACCTGGCCGGCCCGAGGTCCGGCAGCGGGCCCAGGTCCAACGCCGGCCCGATGCTCGCCAGGTTCGAGCAGAATCAGGAGGCCGTCGCCAAGCAGATGAAGGCCGACGGCTTCGACCCGGCCCAGCCGCTCGACCGCCAGGGCATCTCGCGCTCGCAGGCCGAAAAGTACATCGACAGCCTCTACGAGGGAGTGTGACATGAGCAACTACGTCAAGGTGATGGAGCAGTACAAGATCGCTCGCCGCGCCGGGCGCGACGACGACGCCAGGGCGCTGCTCGAGAAGGCCCGCAAGATGGTAAAAGCAAAGAAAGTGTCCGAAGACGAGATGATCGCGGGGGCCTACATCTGATGGCGCGCCTGAAGCAGCACGGCGGCTGGAACCCGAGCCTCGAGACGAGAGCCAGGGGGGTACTCGCGCTCCGCTACTCCGAGCCGGCCGGCTCGCTCGAGTTCGCCAAGGCCGGGACAGGTATCCCGTGCGGCGAGAGCTTCATCTCGTCCGCTAAGGAGTGCAGGCTCGATGCCGGCGAGCGCAAGAGGCTGATCGACAGCCTCGGCGCCTCCGGCGAGACCAGGAAGAAGCTCGAGGAGCTCGACGACAAGCAGCTCAGCCGCGTGGCCGAGGGCGTCAAGAAGAAGCTCAGCGTCGAGCAGGCCGTGAGGGCATCCAACACCGTCGACACGCTATCCGCGACGGTCTCGGGCGGCAGGCAGGCCGCCGGCGTGACCCTGCAGGACCCGGGCGAGGCCGCGAAGTACGTCAAGTTCTACGAGAGCGGCGGCGACCGGACCTACAGGCCGCCCCACGACACCTCTGAGGCCGAGGTCAATTTTGTCATCGACAGGATGAAGGCCGAGAAGACCTGGGGCAAGGTGAGCGGCAAGCTCGACGGCAAGGGGACCCCCGAGGCCGGCATGCGCGCCGAGGCGTGGGGCGACCAGCCCAAGGACGCCCGCGCCAAGGCCGTCCTCAAGTCTCTCATGGACAACGACTTCAAGGACGTCAACGGCAAGTTCCTGCCCTGGAGCACAGGCATGCAGCTCGACCACAGGCTGGCGGGCTCGATGGGCGGCAAGGACTCGCCCAACAACTGGATCTGGGTGAGCACCGCCACGAACCAGACGAAGGGTAACATCGAGGCCGGCGTCCGCGCCAAGGGCCTCACGGGTAAGGCGGCGGAGGACTACCTCAACACGCAGCTGCTCAAGAAGCTCAGGGAGAACGCCGCGATGTCAGCGGACGAGGTGGCCAGGGTCAAGGGCGCCGGCAGCGCGGCGGCGGCCGAAAAGGCCCAGCGCCGCCAGGCGCTCAAGGAGAACATGCCGCTGATGACGCAGAAGCAGATCGGCGACATGCTGGCCACGGCGAAGATGGGCGAGATCAAGGACATGCTGCAGGCGTCGGTCCAGGGCAGCGCCGGGGCCGCGTGGGTCAAGAAGGGCGGGTCGAGGGGCCAGACGGCGTACCCGACCGTGGGCGAGGGCAGGGCGCTCGTCCGCATGCGCTGGGGCTTCAAGCTCGAGGAGTCCGACCTCAAGAGCATCGGCCAGGCGATCGCGAGCTCCAAGAACGACTCGCGCCCGCGGTCGGAGATCCTGAAGGACGTGGAGGCCCGCTTCGGCCCCACCAGCGGCCTGACGGCCGCGGAGCGGGTGGCGATCCTGAACGCGGCCGGAGGGGAGGGCTGACATGGACAAGCTAACGCAGCACGGCGGCTTCGACCCGTCGCTCGAGAGCGAGGTGCGCGACGCGCTGCTCGCCGAGTTCACGGAGGGCGGCGGCGCCGGGGACTTCGACTTCGCGCAGGTCTGCCAGCGGCCCGACGGCAGCGTCTACGGGACGCAGGGCCAGTGCCGCAAGGGCACGCCCATCTCCTACCGCCCGGGCGACCGCCAGGGCGACGTGTACAACAAGGGCCGCGCGGCCGGCATGAGGGTCGAGTCGATCCTCGACGAGAACAAACGCCTCCGCGAGGAGAAGGGTCTCAAGATGGTCAAGGGCCCAGAGGCTGTACAGTCGCTGGTCCGCAGGCTGAACGAGCGGATGGGCGTGACGCAGAGGCCCGCCGACGTCAAGGGCGTGAAGACCCCGGAGCAGGCGGCAAAGGCCATCAAGGGCGCCGAGCCCAAGAAGGAGAAGCTCACCGGCGTCGTCAACGAGAAGTTCCTCAACGTTCGCAACGCGCGCGAACTCCAGAAGATCCTCGACGAGCGGCAGCTCAACGCGGGCCAGAGGAAGAAGATCGAGGAGGCCCTGGCCGCGAGGGCCAGCGAGGTCGGGCGCGTCCGCGGCATGGGCAACGAAACGCTGGACCGCCGCGTCCGCGGGCTCGAGCAGGAGCGCTACCTGGCCGGGCCGTATTATGATGTTGTTCGCAAAGTGCTGGAGCGCGCCAAACTCGGCCGCGACCCGGACCAGATCAAGCGGGCCCAGGAGGCCTTCGATAGGGTACGGGCCGAGGACATGTCCCGCTTCAGGAAGGATCGCGAGGCCAGGGGCGAGCAGATGGCGCGCCGCAAGGGTGAGGCAGCCGCGCCGGTCAAGGAGACCAAGAAGCCCGCGAAGGCGGCCCAGGAAAAGCCCTCGATGCAGGTCAACAAGCGGTTCCTGAAGAAGGAGACCACGCAGAAGCTGCAGGAGTACCTGGACAACCGCAAGCTCTACGCCTACCAGCGGAAGGCCATCGAGGCCGAGCTGAAACGGCGCGAGCAGGGCGGCAGGGGCGCCGAGCCCAAACCGGCCGCGAAGCCGCGCGACGCGCAGGCGCGCAAGGCGGCCATCGAGGATGTCAACAGGCAGATTGAGGCAATCAGACGCAGGCGCAACGAGCCGGCGTACCAGAAGCCGGACCAGAAGGCGTTCCTCGACAGCCTCGAGAAGGGCCTGATCCGCAAGCGCATGGACATCGAGGCCGGCGTCGCGCCAGTCAAGGCGGGGGCGAAGGACGCCAGCACCGCCGTCCTGATGAAGCGCGCGGCGCAGCCGGGGTCGGCTGGCAGGGAGGCCCGGCGCGAGCTTGGTCAGAAGCTACGGGAGAAGAATGCAAAGCTCGCCGCCCAGCCCGAGATAGCCTCGGCCAAGCCAAAGCAAATCAACCAGAAGTTCCTCGCTCAGCCGACCGACAAGCTGCAGGCGGTGCTCCGCCGCGGGGACCTCGGCGCGGCCCAGCGCCGGAAGATCGAGGAGGAGCTCGGCGGCCGCGGGGTGACACCCGCCGGCCCCGTGAAGGTCACTGCTGGTATGACGACCGCCACAGCCGTGAAGGCCGGCTGGAAGCTCGACCGGGCGGTAAAAGACTACGATCCGATCGCTACCTACGGCCAGACCAACAATCGGCTGCTGGCCAAAGGAGCGTTCGGCGCTGCCTACCGCACCGACGGCCCGCCGCCCGGCGTCATCAAGCAGGGCAAGATCGGAGAGCACGAGGCCGAGGTGTGGCAGAAGCTCCAGAGCACCGGCCGCGTCCCCGAGTTCCACGGGGCAGTCGTCAGTCCGAACATGCGCGTTGTCGGCGCCGGCTATGGCGGCCACGTGAAGGAGGGCCAGGGCTACCTCGGCATCGGCGAGGCCAAGGGCGTCCCGGTCGGCCAGTACAACCCCCGCTCGGCCGCCGAGAAGAACAAGGTCCTCGAGGAGTACATCCGGACCCGCCGCGACATCCACCTGGCCGGCGTCGCCCACAACGACATGCACGGCAACAACGTCTTCTACGACAAGGCGACCGGCCGCATGCAGGCGATCGACTTCGGCCTGGCGCAGCCCAGCTACAAGGCCGCCCTCATGGAGGCCTTCGGCACGAACCAGGGCGACTGGCAGTCCGAGCGGTTCATCGGCCGCTACAAGGCGAGCGGCGGCGAGGCCCCGGCCTACTACCGCTTCCGCCGCAACCAGGAGAGGGTCAACCGCGCGCTCGAGGAGCTCGACATCGACACCAACCGCATGCGCGGCATGGGCATCCGGAACAAGCCGGAGCACATCGACCGGGTCCTCGACGGCATGTCGGAGACGGCCGCCAAAGCGTACGTCGAGATGCTGTACGACGGCGTCTAGCCCGCATAATACCACGAAGAGCACCGACACCACACACACCATGGCCAGCAAGTACGTGGAGCTGATGACCAAGCGCAAGGCCGCCCTGTTCAAGGGCGACGAGGCGGAGGCCGAGCGGCTCCTCACACTAGCCGAGCAGCTCGCAGAGCGCGGCAAGGTATCCGACGACGAATTTTTGGCGGCAGCCTACCTATGACAGACAGAGCACCAGAGCAGCGCGTTGTCGACTACCTGGAGTCGAACGGCTATAGGCCGGACGCGATCATCCGCTACCTCGAGGCGATGGTCGAGAAGGAGTGGGCGCAGAGCGACTTCGCCGAGTGCGGGCCCGGGGAGAAGATGACCTTCGGCGTCTGCCGCAAGATCGGGGAGGCCCCGGCCGCGCAGCCCGCCCAGCAGGGCGCGGCGCCGTCGCAGCCCCAGGCGCAGCAGCCCGGGCAGCCGGCGGCCGCAGGCCAGCAGCCGAAGCCGAAGGAGCAGCCCAAGTCCCCCATGGAGGAGAAGCTCGAGAAGGCTGCCAAGTCGCAGGGCTCCGACCCGACCAACAACAAGAAGGTCGTGATCGACGGTAAGGCGTACGGCTGGGCGATCCAGGGTGGCAAGCCGATCATGGTCGAGTGGGGCTCCGTGGCCGGCGAGAAGAAGGTAGGGCCTAAGCCCGCGAAGCCAAAACGCCAGGGGCGCGGCGGCGGGTCCCGCGCCGGCGGCGGCGGCAACGCCAGCCGGATCGAGGGCCTGGAGAGGGCGCTCGAGGGCCAGGTCAACGAGGCCGGGCGCCAGGCTATCATGGACCAGATCAAGGAGCTGGGCGGGTAAGACACGTGGGTACCAACCCACGGAAACAACATGTCCGGATTCGGAAGCTTCTCCCAGGAGGCCTACGAGCAGCTCCAGCAGGCCTACGCCGCCCAGCTGCAGAAGGCCGAGGAGACGGAGGAGCAGGGCGTCAAGGTCGGCTCCGACACGCTCGGCGTCGAGACCGCACCGGTGCGGTCCGCGTGGCTCGACAAGACCGGCCTCTGGCAGTACCCCGACGGGCGCGGCGAGAGGCAGGACGTCGAGCAGAAGCAGCAGGACCTGCTGGCCGCGCTCCGCGACAGCGAGGGCAACCTCCCGGCCGACGACGACGAACTCGAGCTGTCGGACATGTCCGACGAGGAGCTCGACGCCATGATCGACGAGGTGCTCGCCGAGATCGACGGCGAGGGGGAAGCCGACCCCGGCGATGACGGGGACGACGACGCCGACCCGGAGTTTGACGCGCTGGTCCAGCGGATGCTCGAGGGCATCGACGAGGACACGACCGACGAGGAGATCGACGCGATGCTCGACGAGCTGCTCGGCCCCGCGGACGACGAGGAAGAAGAGGACGAAAGCGAGGAACCCGATGGCGACGGCGAGCCGGAGCCCGAGCCCGACGCCGACGACATCGCGGCCAGGATCGCCGAGCTCAAGGCCGAGCTGGCGGTGACCGAAGACGGCGAGGAAGAGGAGGAGGAGGAGGACGAGGACTACGCGCCCGAGGAAACCCAGGGCGAAGAGGAGGAAACCGAGCCCGACGTAACCGAAGACGAAACCGAGGAGGAGGACCCCTCTGATGATGAACCTAACTGACACGCTGGTGGGGCAGGTGATCCCCGTCGGCGACCTGCTCAAGAAGAACAAGGAGCGCCGCGAGAGGGTCGAGGCCCTCATCCCCAAGGACCGCGACAACTACGTCGTCGGCGACGACGTGATGCGCGAGATCATGGGCCGCAAGCGCGCCCGGATGGAGCAGTCCCGCCAGAACCGGGTCAACTACCAGGAGGAGGCCTACGGTGTCAACCACCGCGAGTGGTCCGGCGACATGCGCAAGGCCCTCCAGGACGGCAAGATGAAGGGCGGTTTCGCCGGCCCGGACATGTCGTTCCCGATCGCGTCGCCCGGCGACGTGTCGGCGGCCTGGTCCTCCGTGGGCCGCGCCAAGGACCCGGACGCGGTGATGCGCGCAATCATCCGCATTGCGAAGGAGCACGGCTGGGAGCAGGGCCTCCCGAAGACCGTGCGCGACCGTATGAGGGCCGGGAAGTCCGGCCTCCCAGAGTAACACGCAGGAGGGCGCCATGCCTACTTTCCTAGAACCCCTCTACCCCGCCCTCGCGGGCATCATCATCGGCGTCGCCACCATGGGCGCCAGGAAGGTGCTCGAGAAGGTCAACGCGCGCAAGTACGCGCCCCTGCTGGCCAAGGTCTACGACGTCGTCGACCCGCTGCTGGACAAGTACTACACAGGCTGGAGCGGCAGCACGATCGACACCGTGCTCGAGCTGGCCTTCTACTCCGTCGGCGACGGCGAGTTGACCAGGGAGGAGGCCCAGCGGGCCGTCCAACTGGCGAAGGAGCGGTTCCTGCCGGACGTCGCCAAGGCCAAGCAGCTCGACCCGTCGACCCCCGAGGGCCGCAAGTCCCTGGAGATCGCCGAGATGGTGCTGAAAATGGAGGAGGGCGTCGACAAGGACAAGCTCGTCGACCTGGCGAAGGCGTCCGTCCCACTCGGGCCCGCCGAGCGGCTGCTCGGGCTGTTCTGACGCGAGGCGGAGCCGGACAGCCCCATGATCGAGATGATCAGCGGAATCGTTATCCCAGTCGTCATCTCCATCTTCGGAGCTGCCGGCTGGGCCGCCGACCGCAACGGAAAACACATCGACCGGCGATTCTCCGAGATCGTCGAGCTCGTGGCCAGGAACGAGGGCCACATTGAAAAAATCGAGAGGGAGCTCCGCGACCTCGAGATCAACCTGCCGCAGAAGTTCGTCATGCGCGAGGAGTTCGTCCACCGCATGAGCGACGGCGCGAAGAAGATGGACTACCTTGTCGAGCAGGTCGACGCCATCAAGAACATGCTGATGTTCGGGAGGGAGAAGTGACGCGCGACATCTGCGCCCGGAGCAAGTCCTCCGGGAAGACGTGGGAGCAGCGCCGCAACTCCCTCAGGAGGAACCTGAACGCCCAGGGCTTCGCGCCCGACGCCGTCGAGAAGGTGCTCGCGATGCTCTTCTCGGCATGCACCAAGAAAATGCCCGAGGCCTGACCAATGCCAGTTAAGAAAGGAAAAGGCTGCGTAGCCGACGTGATGCGCGAGTGGAAGGCGGGGACGCTGCACTCGGGCGAGAAGGGAAAGGTCGTCAAGGACCAGAAGCAAGCGGTCGCCATCGCCCTGTCGATGTGCGGCGCCAGCAAGCAGCAGGCCAAGTCGTACGAGGAGTACGCGCTAGGCCTCGTCACCGAGATGAAGGACTCCTACGCCGAGAGGGGCTGCAAGCGCCAGGCGATGGCGATCGGGTACCCGACGCCCACGTTCTCGGAGGAGGACACGCGCATGGCCTTCGCCCAGCTGCGCAAGCTGCAGGCGGACACCTCGCACCTCATCATGATGATGGAGTCCGAGATGATGGCCGGGCGCATGCCGGAGATCGAGGCGTGGATGGCCCCCCAGCTCACCCTGGCCGCCGACTACATGTCCGCCGTGCACGACTACGCGATGTACGGCCCGGGTCTGGAGGTCGAGGAGGAGGACGAAGAGGAGGAGCCGGAGGGCTACTCCGCGTTCAACAGGTTCGGGTACGCCGAGGGAAAGGGCTGAAGCCGGACTACGCCAAGGGTCTCACGAAGAGTGAGCAGGCCGTCGCGAAGCGCGAGGCCGAGGAGACCCAGGAGAAGGCGCGGTCCGGCGAGAAGGCTGGCAAGGTGTACGAGGACTGGAAGTCCGACAAGGCGTACCGCAAGCGCAAGGGCGGCGAGATGCCCAAGTCGAAGGCCACCGAGGCCTACGAGCGCATGTACGGCAAGAAGGACTCCGAGGACATGGGCGAGGACGGCACGTCCGCGTCCCTGAAGGAGAAGGCCGAGAAGTCCGGCATCCCGCTCGGCGTGCTCAGGCGCGTGTACGAGCGCGGTATGGCGGCGTGGCGGTCCGGGCACAGGCCCGGCGTGGCGCCGCAGCAGTGGGCCATGGGCCGCGTGAACTCGTTCATCACGGGCTCCGGCGGCGCGAGGAAGGCGGACGCCGACCTCTGGAAGCGCGCGAAGAAGAAGTAGACGCACCGGGCGGCAGCCGGGTAAAAGATAGAGCAACCACGCGCCGGCGGTTGCCATGCCAAAGTCGTTCCAGGACGCCTTCGATGAGTGGAAGGCGGACAAGCGGTACCAGATCGGGGACGACATAGGCTGGGAGTTCGCCGACGACAAGGAGGCCGGCCCTACGCCGGCCGCTCGTTCTTCAACGCCCGACGCAGATGGCCCAACGCATACAGCATAAGCGCTCCTCGATCCTGGGGAAGCGCCCGGCCGAGCAGTATTTGGAACCCGGGGAGCTGGCGCTCAACACCAACGCCAGCGACCCGGGCCTCTTCTTTGAGACCAACAACGGCGAGATCGCCAAAGCGGGCCCGACGTCGATCGGCCCGCAGCCGCCGGCCAGCGAGGTGGGCTACGGCTCTGGTGAGTCGTGGTACGACACCGGCAACGGCACGTTCAACCTGTGGGTGCCCGCCATGAACAGGTGGATGCCCGTGTCGTCCCCGATGTTCGGGGGCGCCGTGACTGCCATCTTTGTCGGCTCCGAGTTCCCCCAGGCCACTGACGACCTGTCGAACGACGGCTACGCTCGCCCGTTCGTTACCCTCAACCGGGCCATGATCGAGGTCGCCCGCAGGTCGATCCTGCGGGGGCGCCCCGACGACGCCTTCAACGCCCGCTTCTCCGTCTTCCTACTGCCGGGCAGGAACGTCGTCTACAATGAGCCCGGTCTGACCTTCTCCGAGTTCGAGGCGCAGACGGACGTCTTCGTCGAGGACCAGGCGGTGACGCAGAGGCACCTGTCATACTTCAACCCGCCAGAGGGCGGGCTGGTCGTCCCCCGCGGCACGACTATCTTCGGCCTCGACCTCCGCAAGACCCTGATCACGCCGACGTACTACCCGGCCTGGTCCAGGGCGGCCTTCGAGAACGAGCCCGAGACCATCGCGGCCAGGTCCGCCATCCTCAAGTGGACGGGCAACTCGTACCTCACCTCGTTCACCTTCCGCGACAAGATCGCCGACTGCTCGGTGACCGAGATCCTTGGCCAGAGCTTCGAGGTGGCCGTGCTCATGTCGCTGCGCCCGCACGGCTACCGCACGCTGGTGACCGCGCTCGAGGACGAGGACGAGATCCTGGACGGCGACCGCGTCACGCTCACGTACCCCGATGGCGTCAGCCGCTCCTACGCGGGCGTCCCGACGCTCCCCCAGGGCGAGTACTACGCCGACCCGATCGACGCCTACAAGTTCCGCCTGCGCAAGGTGCAGACGGGCCTCGCCGTGATTCGCAGCGAGCTGCCCGAGACACCGGTGCCCGGCGCGACGCCTGGGCTGTTCCTCAATCTCAGGATGACGCTGGGGACGGCCCACCGCCTGACCGCCATCCAGTTCGCCACGGACCTCGAGCTCGACGGGCTGTATGACAAGGTGCAGAGGGCCTTCTCGACGCTCAGCTTCTCGGGCACGGCATCGAACGCCGAGATCGCGCCCGGGGAGACGATCATCACGGCGAGCACTCCCGAGGTGCCCAACGTCGAGACCAACTCGGTCGAGAATTCCTCCCCATACGCGTTCAACGTGTCGCTGCGCTCGCAGTGGGGCATCAGCGGCATGCGCGTCAACGGCGAGGCGGTCAGGGGCTTCAAGTCCGCCCTGAGCTGCAACTTCACGGTCGTCTCGGTCAACAACGATCCCGACGTGTACGAGGTGTACGACGACGAGGAGTGGTCGTCTTTGCGCGACGCGTACGCCGAGTCGATAGGCTTCCCGGTCTCCGAGACGACCAGGGAGCAGGCGATGAACTACCTCATCACCGCGGTCAAGACGGACGACATCCGGTTCTTCTACCGCTTGGCGCTGGACATCCCCGGCCAGGACGGCAAGTCGTCCGGCCTGCCGTCCGACGTCTCGGACACCAGGCACTTCGCCACGAAGGCCACGAGCAACGGCTTCGTGCAGATCGTGTCCTCCTTCGCCATCGGCCTGGCGATGAACTATTGGGCGCGCAGCGGCGGCGAGATCGCTGTGACGAACGCCAACTCCAACTTCGGCGGGGTCGCCCTGCGCGCGGAGGGCTTTGCGGGCATCGGCACCACCGGCGGGGCCCTCGAGCCCGACCGCGGGTTCACGGTGCAGGGCGTCAGGCGGCCGGCGATCGTGACGCAGGAGATGGTCGAGAACAGTACCATCAAGCGCTTCATCAACACCAGGATCTCGAGCACGACCACCACCTCGATCGTCTTCCAGGAGCCCTTCTACGCCCCGACGATCGCGCCGTATACGCTCCGGGACCAGACGTACGTCTACGTCCAGGACACCCGCAACGGCACGGAGTACAAGGCCAGGATCGACGGCGACAACGGCACGTCCAACCCGGTCACGCCGGACGGGCACATGCTCCACGTCGACGCAGGCACCAACGAGATCCACTCCGCCATCCAGGCCGGGCTCAGCCCGGACTTCCTCTCGGTCCCGTACGTCAAGCGCTTCGAGGACCCCAGGCCCGCCATCGACCGCCAGTACAGCCTCTGGGTGCAGAACACCTCGCAGTTCCACCGCCCGCCGCAGGCCCAGTTCATCCTGCGCTTTGCCGAGAAGCCTCAGACCGGCGTGGCCAACCTCGTCCGCCCGAACACCCAGCTCGACCCCGGGCAGAAGGGCGGCTGGGCGCACGTGTTCCAGGTGGCCGACGCCAGGACCAAGCGCGAGGGCGACAATCCCAACGGCGTCGAGCCGCTGATCACGCCGGTCGTCGGCACCGAGAGCTACTACGTGACCATCTCGCTGGTCGACGGGTTCCGGCCGTGGGTGTCGACGTCCGACAACGGGTACGCTGACGGCGTCAACATCCCCTACGCGAACGGCCAGTACTCCACGTACAACAGCCGCCTGTTCTACCCGCAGACGAACGATCTGGCGGCTGGCATGTTCAAGCGGGCGCCGATCAACGACCTGTCGGTGTGGGCCAGGTCGAAGAACTTCGAGTACTGCTCGCCGATCGACGAGGCCTGGATCAGCGCGGAGTCCCTCAGCGAGATGGCGTCCGACCCCTACACGTCGGCCTACCCCCAGAACGCCACCTACCCGCGCGGGCTGCAGTACGAGCTCCCCGACATGGTGGTCAACTACGTCATCGACGAGGACGACAGCACCGCGACGCTCGGCATCGTCACCAACGGCGTGGTAGACCCGTCGAAGTACGACCCGTGGTGGTCGCCGTCGAAGCTCTCGATGGCCCGCCTCCTGAGGCTCATCGGGTACGAGTACTCGGAGATCGACACCATGCTGCGCCCGCAGCTGTGGTCCAACCGCAACATGCCCACGTCGGCGATGCCCGCCGTGACCGGCTCGGGCTACGCGCTGTCCACCGGGACGTGGCCGGTCGAGTTCAACCGTCCGTCCGTGATCCGCTGCGGCAACCACACGTGGGAGTGGTGCGGCTACATCAACTACACCAAGGGCCTGCCGCAGTACCAGACCACCCAGCTGTCGCTGCGCGAGCGCTTCGACTTCATGCAGACCGCCCTGTGGGGCGGCCAGGTCTACTCGACCGGCACGAACGAGAAGGGCGAGTACGTCTTCTCGGGTAAGACAGTGGCTGCCGGGACCGGCGACATCCTGCTGAACACGAACATCCCGCTCGTGCCAGTTGCGCCACCGGCCCCGTACGGATAAGATATTTCTAACTTCACCTTGGCCTTCGCAGGCGTCATGCAGTGACCACTAACATCCAGCTTCTGCGGTCTTCGGTCGCCCAGAAAAGACCGAACCCCGCCTCGCTGCTTGATGGTCAGCCCGCAGTCAACATCAACGTTGACGAGCCCGGACTGTTCTTCAAAGCGACGGACGGCACACTCTTCAAGGTAGGCCCCGCGGCGATCACGTCGAGCGGGTCCCCACCGAACGCCTCCGCTGTCGGCCCCGTCGGCAACGTGAAGGGCGAGCTCTGGCTCGACGGCCGCGCGGCGTACTCGAACGCCGTGATGAAGATCTACAACGGCACCCAGTGGGTCCCGGCGAGCGGCTTCCAGGTCAACGACACGACCGGCAACTTCACACTGTCGAAGGCCCTGACCGTCTCGACGCTGATCGCGAACGGCTCCGGCGCCAACAGCTACGTCCGCGTGCCCCAGGGCCCGAACACCGACGAGTCGCTGATCCCGGCCGTCGCGGGCATGATCCGCTTCGACACGACCCTCGACGTCTTCCGCGGCTACGACGGCACGAGCTGGTCCGACCTCGGCACCGGCAACATTGCGGGCAACCTGACGGTCGGCGGCAACGGCACGATCGCCGGCAACCTGACGGTCGACGGCAGCACGACGCTCGGCAACGACTGCACGAGCGACATCATCACCGTCAACGGCACGGCGAACTTCAACTGCAACGTGACGGTCGGCAACGCCTCGACCGACACGCTGACTGTCGCCTCGATCACGGACTTCCAGAACGCCGTCCGCCTGTCCAACCAGAACGACCTCCGCTTCCACAGCGGCTCGGTCGGCGCGTCCAACTACGTGGGCTTCCAGGCGCCCGGCGCCATCTCCAGCAACGTGCTGTGGACTCTGCCCGCCACCGACGGCACCCTCGGCCAGGCCCTCGTCACCAACGGCTCCGGCGTCCTCAGCTGGGGAGCCTCCGGCGGCGGTGGCGCGCAGGTCTCGGTCAGCGACACCGCCCCGACCTCGCCGGCGCCCCAGGAGGGGGACCTCTGGTTCAACTCCTCCTCCGGCCGCCTGTACGTCTTCTACGAGGACGGCACCAGCGACCAGTGGATCGACGCGGCGCCCAACAGCTCCGGCGTGGCGGCCGTGCGCGTCATCGACGACATCTCCAGCTCGTTCGACGGCGTCACGACGACGTTCAACCTGGCGATTGGCAGCTTCGCGTTCACGCCTGTGAACCCGCAGCAGCTCATCGTCCACAAGGCGGGCGTCTACCAGAACCCCTCGACGGCTTACACCGTGGTCGGCTCGACCATCGTGTTCGCGGCCGGCAACATCCCCACCTTCGGCCAGAGCTTCTCGGCCGTGGTACTCGGGGCTGCGATCACGCAGAACACGGTGGCCGACCTCTCGATCAACACCCTGAAGCTGGCCAACCTGGCCGTGACCGATGCCAAGATCGCCAACAACGCGATCACGGGCGCCAAGATCGCGGTCGGCGCCATCCAGACGTCGAAGATCAACATCGACGGCAACCTGCTCCCGAACACCGACAACGCGTTCAACCTGGGCTCGCCGTCGTTCCGTTTCGCGAACATCTACACGGGTGACCTTCACCTGCAGAACGATCGCGGCTCGTGGACGGTGATCGAGGAGGAGGAGTTCCTGACCCTCAGGAACAACAAATCGGGTAAAACCTTCAAAATCGTTATGGAGGCCATTGACTGATGGCTATCAACTTCCCCGCAGCTACAGTGGTGGGGCAGACGTACACTGACCCGGCCTCGGGCAATACGTACGTGGCAGTCGCAGTTGGCCCCCCGGCCCAGTGGGTCGGCTCCGGTAGCACCAATAACCTGGACGGAACCTACTTCCGCGTCGACGCAACCAACGGCCCCCTGGGCAGCACGGTCACAGTGGATGGCAACATTCTGCCGAACACAGACAACGTCCGCAACCTCGGATCCACCTCACAGCGCTTCGCGAACATCTTCACGGGTGACCTTCACCTCAAGAATGACCGCGGCGACTGGACGATGATCGAGGAGGATCAATTCCTCACCCTGCGGAGCAACAAGACCGGCAAAGTGTTCAAGCTCCTCATGGAAGAGGTCCAAGACTAATGGCGATCATCAGCACCACATCCCTCATCTCGTCCGTCAACGGTCAGAACCGTCTGGTGGTCGACAACGCCGGCAACGTCGAGATCCTTGGCAACAGCTCCCAGGCCGGCACCCTCAAGATCTTTGAGGACAGCGACAACGGCACGAACTACGTCGCCCTGCAGGCACCCGCGTCCATCGCTTCGAACGTGACGTTCAAGCTCCCCAACGCGGACGGCTCGGCCGGCCAGGCGATCATCACTGACGGCGCCGGCAACCTGAGCTTCTCGAGCAGCCCCATCTCGACGACAGGCAAGTCGATCGCGATGACCCTGATCTTCGCCATCTGATCAACCCCTTCCCCCACTAGATTTCACAGAGGACCAGAAAGTGGCCATCAACATCGTTAACGTCACCAACATCAACGGGAAGACGCTCGGCGCCGCGCTGACCGCCGCCGCACCCTCCCCCGCCCAGTCCGTCCTGACCAACCCGGCCGCGCCCGCCGCCGAGAAGCTGCTGAAGGTCAACTCCGTGTACGTCGCGAACGTGGACGGCACGTCTGCCGTCGACGTGACCTGCTTCTTCTTCGACGCGAGCGCCACCCCGGCCGCCTCCAGCTACAAGGTCGCGAACACGATCTCCGTGCCCGCCGACTCCACCCTGGTGCTGGTAGACAAGACCGCCCCCCTCTACCTGGAGCAGGGCGACAAGCTGGACTTCATCACCTCCGACGCGACAAACGGCCTGGAAGTGGTGATCAGCTACGAAGAGATCAGCTGAGATAGCTGACCGCACGAAACCCCGAGTCTAAACAATGGCAGACCTGTACTCGCTACAGGGCCAGGAGCCGGAGCCGCTGCCCGAGAAGGTGCGGCTCCCCGACTCTGGCCTGACGCGCACGACCAAAGACATCACGCCCGAGCTGCTGGCATTCGCCGGCTGGTCGGGGCCCTACGAGCGTCCGACGGACTTCGACGAGCGCACCCACAGGTGCGTGTGGTCGCCGGACGACATGGCGTACACAGTCGTCGAGAGGAGCTCGATCGACCTGCGGAACGCCAGGAATAGCGCTATTGCCCAGATGCGCCTCGAGCGCGATGATCTGCTGAATCTCAGCGATAGGCGCATCATGCCGTGGCTCGAGAAAAGCCTGCCCGCGCCCGAGGCGTGGCAGCGCTACCGCCAAGCCCTGAGGGACCTCCCACAGAGTACCGAAGACCCTTTCCAGATCCTCTGGCCGCGCGAGCCGATGCCGCACGAGATAGAGGAGGCCGCGCCGGCGCCAGAGGCGCCCAAGCCGCGCGCGCCGCGCCGCCGTAAGACCACCTGACCCGAGCAGAAGCCCCCATGGCGTTCACGGTACAGCACATCCGCTCCGGCGACTACGGGAGGCGCCCGACGCCGGACACGCTCGCCACGGGCCAGCTGGCTGTCAACTATAACACGCAGTCCACGGGCCTGTTCTTCAAGACGGACACGGGCGCCCTCGTGAAGGTGGGCCCGACGTTCGTCGGCAACGACCCGCCGCCGCAGACCAACTACCTGGAGAGGTCCGTCGGCGAGATGTGGCTCGACACGAGCACGAACCCGACGCCGCTGCTGAAGGTCTGGCTCGCGACGGGCTGGGCGACCGTGAGCTCGCAGGTGACCCAGACGAGCGTCTTCATCCCGCCCACGACAACCACCGGGCTGCCTTCAGGTGCCGTTTGGAACAACAACGGGATCCTGACGATCGTTCCCTGAGGAGGATAGATGTCAACCCAGATCCAGTTCCTCAGGACTGACCAGGTGCAGCTCAGGCCGGATCCCAACGTCCTGGCCAACGGCATGCCCCTGCTCAACTTCAACGAGCAGGAGCCAGGCCTATTCTTCAAAGCTCGCGACGGCTCGCTGTTCAAGGTCGGGCCGACGGCCGTGGGCCAGCTCGCCCCCAACTCCGGCGCGAACGGCTACCCCGGCAACACCGTCGGCGAGATGTGGCTCGACACGGCCGGCCAGTCGCCGATGCTGAAGGTGTTCGACGGCAACGCGTGGCTCCCCAGCTCGGACCCCGGCGGCGTGTCCAGCGTCGGTCTGTCGATGCCGACGGCCGTGTTCGAGGTCGAGAACGGCCCGATCACGACGGCCGGGACCCTCGAGGTCAACCTGATCCCGCAGGTCCGCAACCGCTTCCTGGGCGGCCCGGTCGAGGGCGCCGCCGCGGTGCCCACGTTCCGCGGTCTAGCCAACGAGGACATCCCGCCGCTCGACGGCAGCAAGATAGCCTCGGGCTTCGTCAACCAGGCTCGGATTCCGTCGCTCGACGCGACCAAGATCACGTCAGGCGTGTTCAACTCGGCCCGCATCCCAGGCATCGACGCGACCAAGATCATCACCGGCGTCCTCCCGTACGCGCACGGCGGCACGGGCGTCAGCGGCACGCCCATGGGCGGCGAACTGCTCATCGGCGGCGTCTCGACCGGCTGGAACAAGGCCACGCTGACGCCCGGGAACGGCATCGCGATCCAGAACGGCGCGGGCAGCATCATGATCCGCGCCAACCCCGCCGGCGCCACCGGCGCGGTGCAATTCAACAACGGCGGCCTGGTCGGCGGGTCGAACACCTTCACATTCGACGGCGCCGCAAACATCCTCGACCTGACGGGCACCCTGAACGTCGAGGGCTCGGTGCTGCTGGAGTACGGGGCGTCCGCGTCCCCGGTTGAGTTCAAGTCGTCGACCGGCCTCGGCGTAGCCCTGAGGTCCCCGGCTGTGGTCCCCACGGCGTACGCCCTGACGCTGCCAGCCTCCATCCCGTCATCGTCCACGGACCTCCTGCTGAAGTCCGACGGGTCCGGCAATCTCTCCCTCTCGGACGCCATCAGGGTGGACACCTTGCGCGTCCGCGAGCTACTCGAGGTCGAGAACCCGTTCACGGGCTTCGGTACGACCATCCGCGCGGCCACCGGCCTGGCGGCCGACTACGACCTAACCCTGCCCGGCTCCCTGGGTTCAGGCGGCTTCGTCAAGACGACGGGCTCGGGCGAGCTCTCGGTCGACCCGGACGTCACCTGCTCCACGGTGACCGCCCCGGTCCTCGTGCAGTCGACTAACAGCCCCGGCCGGGACTTCGTCACCGGGGTTGCATCCCTGAGCGTGTCCTCGAACGGCACCTACACGCTCCTGGACATCCCGGCGAGCGGCAGCGCGGCGAGCGTCAGCTTCACCGTGTTCGTCCACGACGAGACCGCGGCGGTCGGCACCGGCACCCTGACCGTGTCCTACAACGCGCACTACAACGGCTCGGCCGCCGCCATCAGCGCGGCGGGGAACAAGGTTGACAGCTGGTCGGGCACGGAGCCCACCTTCGCCGTGGACTACAGCGGCACGAACTTCAGGATCCGCACGACCACGGCCAGCGGCAGTAACGAGTTGCGCTTCATGGTCAACTACAATTACGTGATCAACGTCGCCCCGGTCTAAAAGTCGAGGTCTACCTCCTCGTCGCTCGTCTTCGCGAACGACCCGATCCTCCCGCTGGGCGTCTCGTATCCCGAGGCGCCCTTCGACCTATTGGCCGCCGCGCAGACGGCTATCAGCCTGGCGTTGTCCCCGTGGTACAGCGGCCAGGCGTCGTTGTACTTTGCCTCCTTGAAACGCTTAAGGTTCGGCGGGCCGACGAGGGCCATGTCGCAGTAGGTGAGGCCGAGCAGCTCGAGCCACTCGTCCGCGATCTGCACGAACGGCTTGCCGAGGTGGTCGATGTCGACGCGCATCCCCGGCCTCAGCTGCCGCCCCGTCACGTAGCACTCGATCGGGTACTGGAGCGTCTTGCGGTACGCCCTGAGCTGGCAGTCCACGAGCTGGCGCATGGCCGACCGGACGGCGGTCACGTGCTTCCGCTCGAGGTTCGGGGCCCGCTTGGTCACCCTCGGCGGGTACAGCTGGTCCACGAGCTGGTTCTTCGGGACGGGCTGCTTGAACCCGTCCTGCCTGCGCAGCACCACCATCCGCACCTTCCTGGGCCCGCACGGGAAGTTCTCGACGACGACCTCGGTGCCTTCCTCGTTCGCCACCTTCGAGAACCGGTCGGCGAGGCGGCACGCCGTGATGATGAAGTCCCGCGGCTTCCCTATGATCTTGGAGCCCGCTCGGTACTGGTTGACGATGCGGGACAGCTTGTCCGAGAACTCGCCCTTGTTGAGGCCGAAGGTCTCCTTTCCGATCATGGCGTCTCTACCGGCCCTGCCGGCGGCGTATAATGGTCGCGTATAAAGCGAGGAACGATGGACCCGTGAGCCACTTCTCCCCCGTACCGCCGGGGAGCAGGAAGTACGCTCCGAACTACAGGCAGGAGCTCGAGCACCTGGAGGCGCAACTCGTGAGGGTCAGCGGCCGGGTCAAAGAGTTCCGTGACCACGCCGAGCGCGCGGACCTCCGCTCGCTCCTGCTGGTGAACCTGATCATAACCCCTGTCCCGAGGGGCAGATCGATCAAGCTGTCCCACCTCTGGGTGCTCGAGAAGCACATCAGACGCACCGGGATAGAGCCGAAGCAGGGCCGGCGGATCACCTTCGTCGGCTCGGTGTACGCGTACTTCAGACTCGGCGGCAAGTCCAAGCAGCGAGGGCTGCTCGGGTCGCACGACTTCTCGATCCTCCCCATGCACAGGGAGCAGATCGAGGCATTCAAACCAGGCATCAAACAACGCTATGAAATTGAAGACGAGGCCGACGGAGGAAGACCTCCTGGAGGTCAAGAGGCAGCAAGCCTCCTGGGCTAAGGAGAGGCTGGCCGACCCGCGGACGCTGATCGTCGACGTCGAGACGACCGGCATCCTGTCGAAGGACCCCGAGACCGAGATCTGCCAGCTCTCGATGATCAACACGGAGGGCCGCCCGGTCCTCTCGATGCTGATCCAGCCAAACCGGCCCATCCCGCTGGAGGTGACGAAGATCCACGGCATCGACCAGCGGATGGTGGCGCACTGCCCGCCGTTCCAGGTCGTCGCCGACCTCGTCGCGGGGCTGATCCAGGGGCGCCACGTCGTCGCCTACAACGCCGCGTTCGACGTGCACCTGCTCACGCACATGCTGACCAAGTACGGCTTCGAGGTCCCCGACTTCGAGACGTCCTGCGCGATGGAGGCCTACTCCGCGTGGTGCGGCGAGTGGATGAGCAGCAAGAAGGACTGGAAGTGGCAGCGGCTCCCGAAACTCGCCTACGGCAGCGCGCACGACTCCCTCGTGGACTGCGCGTCGACGCTGCTGCTGCTCAAGAAGATGGCCGGCGACTTCAGCGACGAGCCGGCGCCCGAGGAACTCGACCTGGACTTCTGACGCCATGATGAGACTCCTAGAGTGGCTGCTCCGCGGCC